CATACATTGAGTCTAATCATTTGTATGGAAAGTAAAGCAGTGTGGTGAGCCATTCATTTATTGTTTGGTTCACAGTAAAGGACGCATGTCCTTTACGGTGGTTTAGGTGGGTGTGGTGGACCCATGAAAGTCACTGTCCCCCTAGTATTAACGAGCGTCGCGTCAGGTAGCGTCTGGCGATACTAGGGCCGGTCTGTGTTGGTAGACTTGAAGCATAGTGTCAGCACAGTAGGGCGTGGCAGAAGGCCACGACTACCCCGGGCGTAATGCGGCACCGGATGCGGGTGTTAGCGTGGAGGGGCTCGGGCTTGCGGCAAGGCCGCACCTACCTATAGGAGAAATAGGCGGTGGCGTACCACAATTTTAATTTTAATTTTGAGTATGGCCACAATCAACATGTACAGCGTTCCACCAGTCACTACTGGGTTGACCCCCCTACAACGCTTTAAGTCGCATGTTGTCCGCTGGTTGATGCACAATCCAATCTTTGGGTTGTGTTTCTCCAGCGATGAGGAGCACCACTTCCTTCTCGATAGACGCATTCGAGAAGACATCTCCGAGAGCTTACGCACTCATTATGTTAATGATGTGTATGACGCAGAGGGTAATGTTGACGACATTGCATCTGCAGTCGAAGATGTGTATAGTGTTACTGGGTATGATCTGGGTGGTCAGTCGCGTGATCATCCAAGAATACTCGGTGCCGAACCCATGATGTTCGGAACTATACCAAGTGATCTCCCCCTGGTGGTTCGGGCACCCGTCCATCAGCACGTGCAAGTGATACCTCGGTTCGCTGCTGCATGTGTCGCCGTCCTAAGAAGCCGCCTAGGCGTGCTGGGACGAACGAGTGCCAATTTACTCCTTGTGCAGCGGGAGTATCTTAGGTTGTGTCGCCGCAGAGGGGTGCGTGCACACGACATAGTCAGCCATCAACTGCACGTCATGAATGCGTTCTTCACAGACGACGTTTATGAACGCGTTGCGCAAACGCGCCGGCGCATCCCAGCTTGGCTGAGGTGGGCATATCCGTGGAATGATACGGATGTGTCCCTCTCAGTCCAATGAGGGCGCCCGGTTGCTGTCCACGGTTCCAACACACGCGTTACTGATCAACTTCGTGATCAACGACAACGTGAGTGTTCGGGCAGGTTGTGCGTGGAGCGTAACGGGCTGGCTTCCAAAATCCGGGAATTTATTGTTACAACGGAATTTGGCCCAGAACACAACCTGGGAGTTTATAATAACAATGTGGACACCATTGAGCGTGCGTTTACTGAGCGGTACTTCCTTTGTAAGGAAGGTACTCAGTTCCGACCGGCTCTAGCTGTCCACGCCCGTGCTTTTCAAATTTTACACATGCGAAATTTTCAAGATTTGGTTTGTTCACGTATGCCCAAGCTTCCCCGCATTAGCCGTCAACAAGTTGTTGACACCTATAGTGGGCCTAAGCGTCGAGTGTATGAGCAGGCCATGTTGAGTTTGGCTATGGATCCTTTGGATGAGAGAGACTCGCGATTAACCTCTTTCGTTAAGTTTGAAAAGCAGGATGTTGGTAAGGCTCCCCGGATTATAAATCCGCGGAGCACCCGGTACAACCTTGAGTTAGGTCGATATCTCAAGCTTGCTGAGCATCACTACTTCAGTGCCATCAATGAAGTGTTCCGGAGCTGCACAACCCACACGGTAATTAAGGGGTTGAATGCAGACAGGAGCGCGGAGGTGTTACATGATAAGTGGCGCAGGTTTGCCAATCCCGTAGCTTTGGGGCTGGATGCAAGCAAGTTTGATATGCATGTGAGCGTACGTGCTCTTAAGTACGAACACCAATTCTACACGAAGTTATTCCCTGGTGACAAAGTGTTGAAGAAGTTGTTGCGGTGGCAGCTAGTGAATAAAGGGACAGCGTATGCTGATGATGGTAGAGTGAAGTTCACCATGGTCGGTACACGCAGTTCCGGTGATTTAAACACTAGTCTTGGCAACTGTTTACTCATGTGCTCCATGATATACGCATTTGCGAAATCACGGGACACTCAAATCGAGCTAGCCAACAATGGCGACGATTGTGTCGTCATTATGGAAAGCACTGACCTCAGACGGTTCGAGGTTGGACTATCTCAGTGGTTCCGTCGTAGAGGGTTTGCTATGACGGTGGAGGAACCAGTCTACGAGTTCGAGGAAATCGAATTCTGTCAGACTCATCCGGTGCAATTGAGCACTGGGTGGCGCATGGTGCGCAATGTTACCTCCTGTATGACCAAGGACCCAATGTGTATGATATCAATTCCAAACATGCAAGTGTTGCGGAAGTGGTACCATGCTGTTGGGCTCTGCGGAACCATATTAACCACAGGTGTACCGGTCTTGCATAGTATGTACTCCGTATTACTCAGGTACGGCCAAATATGCTCACCCCAAATGATGAGATACGTGTTCAAGAACAGATCTCAGCTTGGGTTGGCTTCTGGTGTGAAAGTCGCGCAAGTGACTGATCGTGCTCGCGTTAGTTTTTACTACGCTTTTGGTATTACACCAGATGAGCAGGAAGCCATTGAGCAGTACTATAATAATTTGTCGCTGGAATTGAGTACGTCACAGCCTATCCAACGTGATGTACTTGTCGTAGCAACAGGGAATAACATAGTGACCAAATTATTTTAGCTATGCCAACCACAAACCAAAAGCGAATGCGACGTAAGATGCGCAACAAATCGAAGAATAAGCCAGTGTCTAGGGTAGACAGGGAAGTTAGCGCCCTTGGCAAGGCGCTAAGATCCCTTGGCAGTGCAGGTGGATCTGCTCTTGGGGCTCTTGCTGGAGCACCAGTTGCAGGTGGAGTAGTAGGCAACAACCTCGGAGCCGCTCTGTCAAAGTGGCTCGGGTTTGGGGACTACACAGTGCGCACAAACTCGGTGGTAAATAGGGCGTCCACAGGTATTCCTATGATGCACAAGGAAGGGCAATCAGTCACGATCAGGCATCGTGAATTCATTGCACAAGTTCGTGGTAGCACATCCTTCGCGGTTTTGAACTCATTTGTTCTTAACCCAGGTTTAGCAGCTACGTTCCCTTGGCTGTCCACTATAGCGGGCAGTTTTCAGGAATACAAATTCAAGGGTATTGTGTTTCACTACATTCCAAGTAGTGGCACAGCGGTGTCTGGAACCAATGCAGCATTGGG